ATCAGGACAAGTACTATATTTAGGTGCAACCGGTTCCATCATAGGAACTGCACCACTAGCACCATTGCATAGTGTACGATTAGGTCAAGTGGTACGAGATTCACCGTCAAACAATGGATCGATTTATGTTCGTATAGACAACGGATACGAATTGAGCGAGCTACACGATGTACTTGATACTACAACAACATCAACATATGGCGATCTACTAATGAGAAGCGGTAGTGTATGGACTAATTCAAAACAATTAACTGGTTCATATGCAATTACAGGTTCATTAACCGCAACATCATTTACTGGATCATTAAACGGTACATCATCTTGGGCAGATAATGCAACAACTGCATCTCACGCACTACAAGCTGTATCTGCATCATATGCATTAACAGCATCGTATGCTGTATCGGCATCATATGAGATCAACTACGAGACATCATCATCGTATGCAGAAACAGCATCTATTGCAACATCAGCATCATTTGCATCAACTGCATCGTATGTGAACCCATTAAACCAAACATTGGTATTAACCGGTTCACTAAACACATACAAATCTGGATCAAACGTTGTAGCCGTTAGTGGATCAACTGGCGTATTATTTACAGTAGAGGATGTTGTTTCAGGTTCGTTATTTACTGTATGGACTGGTTCCACACCAATATTGCAAGTTAATTCGGATTTAACCACAACCGTATCTGGTTCACTAAGCGTTAGTGGTGGTATCACAGGATCATTATTTGGTACTGCATCTTGGGCAAACAATGCAACAACTGCATCGTTCATTACCACAGCACAAACGGCATCGTATGTTTTACAAGCGGTATCTTCATCGTTTGCTACTACATCTTCATTTGCACAAACTGCATCTTTCGTTGCCACTGCACAAACCGCTTCGTATGTTCTAAACGCTGTATCGGCATCGTTCTCATCAACTGCATCGTTTGTTAACCCGCTTAACCAAACACTTACATTAACCGGTTCATTCAACATGTACAAATCCGGTTCCACTGTAATGTCTGTAAGTGGATCAACTGGACCGTTATTAACCGTAAACGATACATTATCTGGTTCACTATGGAGAATCGATTCTGGTTCGGCTATATTATTTGATTTACAATCGGATCGTTCATTGACGTTAAACGGATCGCAAACAATCACTGGATCGCTTGTAGTTAATCAAGGTGCAACATTCACCGGAACACAATTGAGCTCATCTATTGTTGTACCAATTGCATCAGGTTCATCTACACAAAACTATAGTGTACCTGTAGCAAAATACAAAGCATTTAGCTACTTAACCACAACGCGCCCTATATACGAGGACAACTACATACGTTTGGGATACGATGCAACTGGAACTGACCCAGAATTAACCGTAAACACAGATCCATCAGCAGGTAGATTGCAAGTAATTGTATTCTCAACCACAACAGCGGCAGAAACAGTTACCGATGTAAACATAGCTAGTGGCACAGTGGATATTTACCCGAATGGTATAGGTTCAGACGAGCGTCTTGAGATCACAGTTAGTGCAGGTGCAGATGTATCTTATCCATTCTACCGTATCACCATGATACGCAGTAATATAACGTATGGTGGAAACATACACGTGACAACAGAGCGATTCTTCACCAACATATAAACATATATAATATGCAATATATAGTAACAGTTAAAAAAACAACCACAGATACATCAATCAACCAGCGTACATCAACAGTATGTGCGCATTTGGTTGATGCAACCGATGAAGCAAATGCAACATCCAAAATCAACACATACTATACGGCCATGAACTCGGGCACTATAGAGTACACAGCAGATATAATTAGCATATCCACAACCATATCATAAACCAAACAAAACACGTTATGTCATTAATTTCAGAAAAACAAACCATCTCAACAGAGGAACTGGAGCAGTTACGCAACATTCAATCATCAACACAACAACTTATATATGAGTTGGGTGAGATTGAACTACTTAAAATACAATTGGAGGAAAGACACACCACAGCTAAACAAACACTATTGTCATTAACGCAACAGGAAGCACAATACAATCAATCGTTGGTAGACAAATATGGTACAATCCAATTAAACCCCCAAACAGGAGAATACACCCAAACAAAATAGCACATATTTATAATTAAATATACTCATATAATATGCCAACAACAATTGTATCCCCAGGGGTAGTTATTAACACAAACAACCAAACATATCTTTCACCTGCTCCACCTGCACCAGCTGACGCCGCAATACTTGGACCAACTGTAAAAGGACAGGTAAACATACCTACACTAGTAACATCATATAGCGAATACCAAAACATATATGGCGATGTATTCACTAGTGGTTCTCAAACATACACGTTTTTAACCTCGGTTGCAGCGTACCGTTACTTTGAGCAAGGAGGAACATCGTTATTGGTCACTAGAGTAGCATCCGGTTCAGCAACCGCAGGAAACTGGACAGCAGCAACATCATCTGTATCTAGTTCATTTACCATTGAAACATTATCGGAGGGTACAATCATGAACAGTGCTGGTGCTGAATCAACAAACAACTTGTTGGTAAACGGTACAGCAAACAACCTTCGCTGGGAAGTAACATCACCAAACTCATCCAGTGGTACATTTAATTTGTTGGTTCGTCAAGGAAACGACACATCAAAATACCCATCTGTACTTGAAACGTGGTACAATTTATCACTTGATCCGTTTTCACCAAACTATATTGAGCGTGTAATTGGTAACCAAGTAGAGAATTTAGCAAGTGATGGAGGAGAGTACTATTTGGACTTAACTGGTAGCTACGCAAACAACTCAAAATACATTCGTATCAAATCGGTAGAGAAACTTACACCGAACTACTTGGACGCAAACGGGAACGTGCGTATAGCCGCGTTTACTGGCTCTATTCCAACAGCATTGAGTGGTGCATTTGGAGGTGCATTTGGCTCAAACATACCAGCTTCACAAGCCGCAAACTACTACGAAAACATCAACGGATCAAACACACAAGGTTTGGTTGTAGCTGGAGGTACAGTAGCAGATTACACAAACGCTATAAACCTATTAAGCAACAAAGACGCGTACCAATTCAAGTATATAGTTGCACCTGGTATCAACAAAAACCAACACTCAAACACAGTTACCGCACTACTTACAATGGTACAAGAACGTGGAGACACAATGGCGGTAGTAGATATGGAACCATATGGTAGCACAGTATCGCAAACATTAACAGATGCAAGCTCATTAGACACATCATATGCAGCAACATATTGGCCTTGGACACAAACCATAGACAACCAAACAGGACAACCTATATGGACACCAGCATCTACACTGGTTCCAGCAGCATATACATTTAGCGACAACGCATCTTACCCATGGTTTGCTCCAGCTGGAACAACACGTGGTAGAATGACATACGTTACTCGTGTTGAGCGTAATTTAACTCAAACAAACCGCGATAATTTATATGTTGGAAACGTTAACCCGTTAGCAACATTCCCACAACAAGGTGTAGTTATATTTGGACAGAAAACATTGCAAAAACAACCAAACGCACTTGATCGTGTAAACGTTAGACGTTTATTGATTGAGTTAATCAACAACATTGGTGCAATTGCAAACACACTTGTATTTGAACAAAACACACAAGCAACACGAAACGATTTCTTGTCGCAAGTAAACCCATACTTATCATCTGTACAACAACGCGAAGGTGTATACGAATTTAAGGTGGTAATGGATGAGTCAAACAACACACCACAAACAATCGACAACAATCAGTTAATTGGACAAATTTGGATTAAACCAACACGTACCGCAGAATTTATTTCACTTGACTTCAACATATTGCCTTCATCAGCAACAATAGGGTAGTAATGCAACTTTAACCAACATACAATATATTTATAATCAAAAATTAAAAAATGGCAAACTTCACACCATCTCCTGGCGTTAAACTAAACGAGATAGACAATACCTATCTAACCGGGCAACCAATCAATGTGGGTGCCGCTATCATTGGCCCTACAGTAAAAGGACCAGTTGAGGTACCAACAGTAGTTACATCATATTCAGAATACAAAACTGTATTTGGTGATGCATTCACTAGCGGTAGCGACACTTATTCATACTTAACTTCAATTGCAGCATATAATTACTTCAACTACGGTGGTGAGTCATTATTAGTTGCTAGAGTAGTATCTGGTTCATACACACCTGCAACGTCATCAACATTAGCAACAGCATCATCTGCTATTGATACTAATGGGTACACAACATCATCTTATTCTGGTGTGAACGTATTCGAATTGAAAACGTTAAGCGAAGGTACAATCATGAACAATGCTACATTGGGAGCAAGCGGTTCATTATCAAGCGGTACTACAGACAACATTCGTTTCGAGATCACATCTCCAAACGCAGCAAAAGGTACATTCAACGTGTTAGTACGTAGAGGAGACGACACTACAGCAAAACCAATTGTACTTGAATCATTCAACAACGTTAGTTTGGACCCGAAATCAAGCAATTTCATTTCTAGAGTAATCGGTAACCAAACAAAAACATACGATGCTACAACTAACCAAATGGTAATTGAGGGAGAATACCCGAACGCATCAAAATACGTTAGAGTATCAGCTGTAAACGTATTAATGCCAAACTACCTAGATGCAAATGGAGTAGCAAACCCAGCATACACTGGATCATTACCAGTAGCACAATTAGGAAAATTCAGCGGTGCTACAGGTACAATTAAGGCAGGCGCTAATTTCTACGATAGCATCACAACACAAACACAAGGTTTAGTTGCTGCTAACTACGACAACATGGTTAGCTTATTAGCAAACGCAGAGGAATTCAAATTCAACATTTTATCCACTCCTGGATTAACAAAAGAATCTCATTCATCTGTTGTATCTACAATCATCACAAACACACAAGGTCGTGGCGATAGTATTTACGTGTTAGATTTATCTGACTACGATTCAACAATATCTGAAACAATCACAGAAGCACAATCGCTAGACAATTCATACGCGGCAACATATTGGCCATGGGTGAGCATATCGGATCCAGCAACAGGAAAAATCGTATGGGTTCCAGCATCTACACTTATCCCAGGTGTATACATGAACAACGATAGAATTGCTGCACCGTGGTTTGCACCAGCAGGTATGAACAGAGGTGGATTGAACACAGTGTTACGTGCAAAATACAAACTATCTCAAGCACAAAAAGACGAGCTATACTTAAACAACATCAACCCACTAGCTACAATGCCACAACAAGGTGTAGTTGCATTTGGACAAAAAACACTACAAAAAGATGCTTCGGCATTGGATCGTGTAAACGTAAGACGTTTGTTGATTGAATTAAAATCATTCATCGGTCAAGTAGCAAACACAATTGTATTTGAACCAAACACAACAGTAACTAGATTGTCATTTGTAAACAGAGTAAGCCCGTATTTGGAAACAATACAACAAAAACAAGGTTTATACGCGTTTAAAGTAATTATGGACGAGTCACTAAACACACCTGATGTTATTGACAGAAACCAATTAGTAGGACAAATTTACATACAACCAACTAGAACAGCAGAATTTATTTCACTTGATTTCATCTTACAA